TGCTGTTGGTTCTAAAGTATTGTTCTGGTCTGCCGCAGCTGGTACTGGTACATTGTTGGGATCTTCAACAATTGCTTCCATTACTTCAGCAACTGCTGCTACATTGTCTAGCAACCCAGCTATTGCTTCTGGTATCGTGTCTATCACATTCCGTTGGGAATACTATGATGATTTCGTGTCAGCCCCAGGAACATCAACATATCTGACATCACAAGGTTTATCTTCTGCAAAAGATGAAATGCATATTGTAGTAGTTGATCGTCTTGGTCAATTTACTGGCGTTCAAGGAGCAGTTCTTGAAAAATTTACTGCTGTTTCTAAAGCAGCAGATGCTGTTTTAACAGACGGATCATCAAACTATTTTAAAACATTAATTAATCGCAGCTCAGATTATATTTGGGTTATGAAAGATTTAGATGACACAATTACAGCAACAGCAGGTGTGTATTCTTCAGCTGACTTAAATACTGCTTAGGTTTACAAATAGCATTTGGTTTATTTGCCAATACTGAAAATATTGATGTTGGTTTAATTGCTCTTGGCGAAGTTGAGTCTGTTGTAGCAAAATATGTAATCTCCAACGTCGCTGAAGTCCGCAAAGATTGTTTAGTTTTCGTTTCTGCTGTAAAAGACAGTGGTACTGCTTTAACAATCGTAACTAAATCATCAGATTTCACAGGTTTAATTGATTATAGAACAGCAGCTTCTAACTCTGTAAATACTTCAACATCATATGCAACAATGGACAGTGGTTACAAATATATGTATGATAAGTATAACGATAAGTACATCTATGTTCCATTAAATGGTGACGTCGCAGGTTTATGCGCAAGAACTGATTTTACAGCTGATCCATGGTATTCTCCTGGTGGCTACAATCGTGGTATCATTAAGAATGTTGTTAAACTTTCTTACAACCCAAGTCAAACAGAGCGTGATACATTGTATAAGAATGGTATCAATCCAGTTGCTACATTCCCAGGACAAGGAACAGTATTGTTCGGCGATAAAACAATGTTGGCTAAGCCAAGCGCATTCGATCGTATTAACGTGCGTCGTCTGTTTATCGTTCTTGAGAAGTCTATCTCTACAGCTGCTAAATTCCAGTTGTTCGAGTTTAACGATACGTTTACACGTGCTCAGTTCCGTAACTTAGTAGAGCCATTCCTGCGTGATGTTCAGGGTCGCCGTGGTATATACGATTTCCGTGTTGTATGCGATGAATCAAATAACACTGGTGAAATTATTGACACTAATCAATTTATAGCAGATATCTTCATCAAGCCAGCTCGTTCTATCAACTTTATTACTCTAAACTTTATTGCTGCTAGAACAAGTGTGAACTTTGAAGAGATTGGTGCTTAATCCTAAATAAAAAGAAACAGGAGAAAAATTAAATGGCAAATATTGACGCATTTAAAGCCAATCTAATCGGTGGTGGCGCTCGCGCAAATCAGTTCTTTGTTCAATTAGCATTCCCGAGCTATGTTGCTGGTGGAGCGCTGTTAGCAGCAAAAGGACAGTTTATTTGTAAAGGCGCACAGCTTCCCTCATCAACAATTGATAATACACCTACGTTTTTCCGTGGGCGACAAGTTAATATGGCTGGTGAAAGAACTTTCGCACCATGGACAGTTACTATTATTAACGACAACGATTTTGCATTAAGAAATGCATTTGAATCTTGGTCTAATGGTATGAATGATGTTGCAAATAACACTGGACGAATTCGTCCTGCTGAATATCAAGCTGATTTAGATGTTTATCAACTTGATCGTAATGGTAATCCAATTAAACATTATAAATTTGTTAATGCATTTCCAACAGAAATTTCAGCGATTGAATTAAATTTTGATACAAACAATCAGATTGAAGAATTTACTGTAACATTCCAGTACAATTACTGGACATCTGAGACAAGCACTCAGGGTAGATTAATCAGCGGTGGTGTGAATATTAACATAGGTGGTATCAATATTCCTACATCAATCTGATGTAAACTTGTGAGGTTATTTTATGCAATTTTTTGGTTTTGAAATAAAACGTAAAAAGGACTCATTACCAATTGAATCGGTGGTATCACCAACAATTGATGATGGGTCCACACTCGTATCTACAGCAGCAGGTTATTATGCGCAAACTATTAATATGGATGCGGTTATTAATAACGAGAACGATCTTCTAAGAAAATACAGAGAAATCTCTGGGTTTCCAGAAGTTGATGCTGCTATCGAAGATATTCTTAATGAGGCAATTATTGTTGAAGACAATGAGCCTCCCGTATCATTAGACCTTAAGGATCTAAAGGTATCTGAAAATATTAAGAAAAAACTTACTGAGGAATTTGAAACTGTATTAGATCTCTTAGGTTTTGGTGAGAGAGGTCATGATATTTTCCGTCTTTGGTATGTTGATGGACGCATCCATTACCAAGTATTGATTGACGAAAAAGATGTAAAGTCAGGAATTAAAGAACTGAGATACATCGATTCAATGAAAATTCGTAAAATAAAAGAAGTAAAAAAAGAACGAGATAAAAAAACAGGATTAGAAACTGTAAAAGAAGTGCAAGAGTACTATGTTTACAACGAGAAAGGTATTTCCTCTGCTAATTCTCAAGGTGTTAAGTTAAGTAAAGACAGTGTTGTATACTGTAACTCTGGTTTAATCGATCAGGCTCTTAACATGGTTCTTAGCCATTTACACAAAGCAATTAAACCAGCCAATCAATTAAAGATGATTGAAGATTCGCTGGTTATCTATCGTGTTTCTCGTGCGCCAGAGCGTCGTATATTCTATATCGATGTTGGTAATTTACCCAAAATTAAAGCAGAACAGTATGTTCGTGATATTATGAACAAGTATCGTAATAAACTTGTTTATGATGCAAATACTGGAGAAATTAAAGACGATCGTAAGCATATGTCTATGCTTGAAGATTTCTGGATGCCACGTCGTGAGGGTGGTAAAGGAACAGAAATTACAACTTTACAGGGTGGACAAAATCTTGGCGAGTTGGCTGATGTAAAATATTTTAAAGACAAATTATATGAGTCTTTAAATGTTCCAAAAAGCAGAATGCAACAAGATCAAACAGCTTTTAATCTTGGTCGCTCAGCAGAAATTTCAAGAGATGAAGTTAAGTTTGCAAAATTTATCAACAGATTGCGTGTGCGTTTTTCGCTACTATTCTCTGAAATCTTAAGGACCCAACTTATACTCAAGGGAATCATTAGAGAAGATGAGTGGGATGAATTTGATAAAAAAATTAAATACCATTTCAAAATTGACAATCATTACGCTGAACTAAAAGAGAACGATATATTTACTGGAAGATTGGCAATGCTTCAACAAGTTGACCCATTCGTTGGAAAATATTATTCTAAACAATACGTCCAGGATAATATTCTTAAACTTGCAGAAGAAGATATGCAAAGAATTGAGAAAGAGATTGAGCAAGAAAAAGGGCAACAATACGTTGACGCTGATCATTTGGGAACAATTGCTGGTGTAACACAAACTGCTCAACAAACTTATCTTGCTGCAAATGCTCCGCCTGAAACTCAAGAAGCACCAACATCAAATACACAATAAGGAATAATTATGGCAAACGAACAAATTATTGATTTAATCGACAATATTGTAAACGACAATGCAGTTGAATCAGAAAAAGCATTTAACTCTATTATGGCAGATAAAATAGCCGATAGATTACAAGATTATAGAAAAGAAGTAGCATCAACATTCTTTAACACGGCTGAGCAACAGGAAACAGAGGCAGAAACTCAAGAAAATGCAGCTGGCTAATTTTTTATCTAAGATCCACACTGTCAAAGGCAATTACGGAAAAGTTGTCAGTGTCGCATCGTATTATGATAAAGAGATTATCATAAATGATAAAGAAGAGTATTTTGTTGATGGTATAAAATTAGAGCAGAAGTTTGAAAACTTAGAGGAAGTCAAATCATACATTGATATACAAGAAGAAGCATTTAAAACCAAAGTAGAATTATACGAAAATATATCTGATACCAAAGTTGCTTCGATTATTAGAAAACATACAGAAATAAAGATAACAAATCATCTCATTGAACATTATATACATACAGCTTCCTCTAAGTGTTTTACAGTTGATCCAATTATCTTAGAGATGAGAATGACCAATAAACTGGACTCTGAGATTAGTGGTAAAATAGTTTTTAGATTAGATGACGGTAAACAGGTCGCATTATCAGAGCAAACTCTTGAGAAAATTGCGAATTTACTAAATAATATGGAAATAAAAGATCAAACGATTGACTTTATGAGAAAAAGTCAAGAAAATTTTCTCTCAGTTATAAGAATAGTATAGGAAAACTAACATGGCAGCAACAAAAACCGTAGTTAGAAATAACATCAATAAATGCTTAATCCGCATTGTTGGCACAACAGCTGCAGATACCTCAACAGTTGATTTAGATGTCGACTGTCTTGGATCTTTTGAAGCATTAACTGTTGGTGGAACAGTAGCTGTAAATATCGCAAAAGTAAAAGCGAGCACTGGTAATAGTATTACTCTTGTTCGTAATGGCGTTACAGTCGCATCATTATATGGCTCAGATATTTTAGATGAAGCTGATTGGGTAATTACTGATCAAAATACACATGACATCGTTGTTACATTTGTCGGTGGCGGAGGAATGGTGTTGCTTGAACTAACAAAAGTTAGTGGATTCTCGCCTGAGTTTGAGCCAGGATCTTTTGGTGGTGGTGATAACATTAACGCAGTGGGGTCATAAGCCATGAGACTAATTAGAGAACAAGTAACAGAAACAAAATTTATTGTTGAAGAAAAGTATCCCATTTGATTGTAGATTTACGTAAAGAAGGTACAAACTACATTGGTAAGGCAAAGATTTTAGAAACCCCAATGGGTGCTATTGCTCGTGGTCTTTTAGAGGGTGGCGCAAGTCTTGGTGTTTCTAGTAGAGCACTTGGTTCTTTAAAAGAGGACAAAGATGGTGTTCAAATCGTTCAAGACGACTTTATGCTGTCAACTGCAGCTGATATCGTAGCCGACCCATCGGCTCCAGATGCTTTCGTTCGTGGCATTATGGAAGGAAAAGAGTGGGTTTATGTTGATGGAAAATTTGTGGAGAGACATATTGAAGAGACAAAGAGGGCAATCCAAAAGGTTTCCTCTCGTAACTTAAACGAGCAAATGCTCAAAGAATTTAAAAAATTCTTGATGAAATTGTAATTTTTATAAATAAATTTATCGAAAATAAATCGGACATAACCTATTCAAACAGGAGATAAACATGTCAGTTGAAAAGAAAATAGCTGAATTGCTTGCGGAGTCTGAAAAACTACGTCAGCAAGAAGAACAAATTGAGGATATCGTTGAGGAAATTAACGAAGAATCAGAAGAGCAACTCGATGAGGGTGCTGCCGAAACAATCAAAATGAAAGGCAGTGCTGGTAGCGAGGGCGACAATCCAGACAATAAGAAAAACCAAGGAACAGAAAAGCCAGCTGTTACAACAAGCAAGGCGAAAGATCCAGCACCAGGAGCAGCAATGAAAGAAGAAATTACAGTCGATGTTACTGATGATGTAGCTGCATTGGTAGAAGGCGAGGAGTTGTCAGAAGAATTTAAAACAAAAGCTGCAACAATTTTTGAAGCAGCAGTTGTTACAAGAGTCAAGGCTGAATTAGCCAAGATTCAAGAGCAGTATGACGCACAACTCGTAGAAGAGTTTGAGCAGATTAAAGAGGGTCTAGTTGAAAAGGTTGATGGATATCTCGGTTATATTACCGAGCAGTGGATGAAACAAAATGAGATTGCCCTTGAAGGTGGTATGAAAGCAGAATTAGCAGAGTCATTTATCCAAGGTATGAAGACATTGTTCGAAGAGCATTATGTTGATGTACCAGCAGAGAAATATGATGTGCTTGGTTCACTTGAAGAGAGAGTTGCAGAACTTGAAGGCAAGTTGAATGAGTCTGTAAATACCAATATTGAAATGCAAAAGAAAATTGCAGAATATGATAGAGAGCAAATTGTTGCTGAACTCTCAGATGGCTTAACAGCTACTGAAGAAGAAAAGTTTGCAACATTGGCATCAGAAATTGTTTACGAATCAGCTGACCAGTATAAAGGTAAGCTACAAACTATTCGTGAATCATATTTCACAAAAGCAGCACCTGTAGCGAAAGATACAGTTGCAGCAGAAGAGCCAGTTGGTGATCAGAAAGTAATTTCTGAGCAAATTGCTCACTATGCGTCTGCATTGGCAAAACTTAAGAAATAACCTTTTCAGGAGAAAAATAACATGTCAACAATGTTAAGAGAAGATCTCGTTAAAAAATGGGCACCCGTCCTTGAGCACGAGACAATGGATCCAATTAAGGATCAGTATCGTAAAGAAGTTACTGCTGTTCTTTTAGAGAATCAACAAAAGTCTCTATCAGAAGAGCGTGCTGCTCTTTTCGAAGCAGTTCCAACAAACGCCAACTATAATGGCTCAACAACAAACCCAGACACAGGTGGTGTTGCTAAGTATGATCCAATCTTGATCAGCTTGGTACGTCGTGCTGCTCCACAAATGATCGCTTATGATGTTTGCGGTGTTCAGCCAATGACAGGTCCAACAGGTCTAGTGTTTGCAATGAAAGCACGTTATGGTACACAAGGTGGTACTGAGGCAGGCTACAACGAAGCAAATGCTGAGTTCTCAGGTGGCGACTTAGGTACAGACACCAACCAGACAGCAATCTCTGGTTCTAACTGGTTCTCAACAGCTAATGCTCCAGGTGGTATGACCACACAACAGGCTGAAGGTGGTCACAGTGCTTCTTCATCTGTTGCTCCAGCAGCAGTTGGTCCAGGTTCATCAACATTCAATGAGATGGCATTCTCAATCGAGAAGACAAGCGTAACTGCTAAATCTCGTGCGTTGAAAGCTGAGTACTCAATTGAACTTGCTCAGGACTTGAAAGCAGTTCATGGTCTTGACGCTGAGTCAGAGTTAAGCAATATCCTCTCAACAGAAATTCTTGCTGAGATCAATCGCGAAGTTATCCGTACAATTTATTACACAGCTAAGAGCGGTGCAGCATCTGGTACAGTAACAACAGCAGGTGTGTTCGATCTTGACACAGATGCTAACGGACGTTGGTCAGTTGAGAAATTTAAGGGTCTGTTGTTCCAAATCGAGCGTGATGCGAACGTAATCGCACAAGAGACACGTCGTGGCAAAGGTAACTTCATCATCTGCTCTTCAGATGTTGCAAGTTCTTTAGCAATGGCTGGTGTTCTTGACTACGCTCCTGCTTTGAACACAAACTTAAATGTTGATGACGCAGGTTCAACATTCGCTGGTGTTCTAAATGGACGCTATCGTGTTTACATCGATCCATATGCAGCCAATGGTGGCGCTAATGACCAATTCTACGTAGTTGGTTACAAAGGTTCTAGCGCATTCGACGCTGGTATCTTCTACTGCCCATACGTTCCTCTACAAATGGTTCGTGCTGTAGATCCAAATACATTCCAACCAAAGATTGGTTTCAAGACACGCTACGGCATGATCGCGAACCCATTCGCACGTGGAACTACATTAGCAACATCAATCGGTTCAAACGAGAACGTCTACTATCGTAGAGTTCGTGTTCAGAACATTATGTAATTGATGAAGCTGACGTAAGATCAGTATTTGACAGAGCCACCTTCGGGTGGCTCTTTTTCATTGAATAAATATATGCATGGAAGACAATAATGTTAAGATCATAGTCATTTCAGAACTTCTCGAAACTCGCGAGAGAAAAGAGAAGGAGCTGCAGTATTACCATGAACAATTAAGAGAACTGCAGTTAAGAATGTCTTACGTCCAAGCTGAAATACATTTAACAACTAAAATTATTCATATGATTGAACATGAAAAGATAGTTGATATAAAGAAACATTTAACACAGAAAGAAAAATAATGGCATATGTAGCGCAAGAATGGAAAACTAGAATTCCAGAAAACATGAATCCTCTTTCGCCATCAGGTTTCAAGTTTTTAATTAACAAACTACCAAAAATGCATTTTTATTGCCAGACGGTAAATCTTCCTGGAATCATACTGGGAGAACCAGAGTATGCTACGCCATTTAGTAATATTCCTATCCCAGGAGAAAAATTGTCATTTGGTGATCTAACTCTCCAGTTCCTTGTTGATGAAACTTTAGAAAATTATCAATCGATTCAAAGATGGTTGTTCGGACTAGGTTTTCCAAAAGAATATAGTCAATACATTGACTTTATTAACAGCGACACGATTACTGCAGGTCCTAATTCCGAATTATCAAGAAACTATTCAGATGCTTCGCTTTTTATCTTGACAAATAATAACACTGAGAGTAAACTATTATCGTTCAAGAATGTTTTTCCAACATCATTAGAAAGTTTAACTTTTACTGGTATTGACAATGACATTCAATATCTCGTAGGACAAGTTACATTTAAATACTCATACTACGATTTCGAATAATTATTACTTGGAGTTGTTATGAATCTTGAAGAATTAATGCAACAATGGGAACACGACAGTAAAATTGATGACAATCACCTCGGAGAAGCATCAACAGAATCACCAAACTTGCATAGCAAATATATTAACACTATGGTATCTTACATTCAGATGGAACAAAAAGTGGAATACTTAAATACTATTGTTTACTTCTTAGAAGAAGTGTTAAGACAAATACGTCAGCGTGACTGGCAAATTAGAACTGCTGTTGACTGGAAAAAGTTTCTAGTAGGAATGTAATGAAAATATACGTTGAACAAGTTGATGATGTTAATGTTCGTGTTTTCTCTGAAGATAGTATCGAAAAAGAGATAAGTAATTTCTTCACATTTGAAGTTCCTGGTGCAAAATTTATGCCAGCATACAAAGCGAGGTTATGGGATGGAAAAATTAGACTTTACGACTTACAAAGAAAAACGCTATACGCTGGACTCAAAAACTATGTTGAGGAGTTTGCGAGAAGAAATGAATACCAATATCAAGAGTTGGCAAGCGCAGATTATAAGCCAGTGCAACTCAACAACTACACTTATGAACAAGTCGAAGGATATGCCGATTCTCTTAATCTCTCTGCTAGGGGAAACCCAATTGAGGTTCGAGACTATCAGATCGACGCAATTCAAAAATCTATAAACACGAATCGTACTTTACTATTATCACCAACAGCATCAGGTAAATCTCTTATAATATATTCAATTATGCGCCACCATGTAAGTGAAGGGCGCAAGTGTATTCTTATTGTTCCAACTACGTCTCTTGTTGAACAAATGTATACTGACTTTGAAGATTACTCATTTGAGAATGGATGGAGAGTAGATAAACATTGTCAAAAACTTTACTCTGGTTTCACAAAAGAGTTTAGTAAAGATGTACTAATTACCACATGGCAGTCTATTTACAAACAACCACGTAATTGGTTTGATCAATTTCAGGTTGTGTTTGGTGATGAAGCGCACCAGTTTAAAGCCAAATCATTATCAACTGTTATGGAAAAGATGGGAAAAATTCCATATCGTATCGGCACAACAGGAACAATCGATAATAAGCAGGTACATCGCTTAGTTCTAGAGGGACTGTTCGGTCCAGTTCACAAAGTAACAACAACTAAAGAACTAATGGACACAGGAAGAGTAGCGAAACTAAATATTAATTGTCTACTACTAAAATACTCAGAAGAAACGTGTAAAGAACGCAAGAATAATTTATACCAAGAAGAGATGGATTTTCTGGTCTCTCATCAGAAACGTAATCGTTTCATTAAAAATCTTGCCCTATCTCTTACAGGAAATACTTTAATATTATTTCAGTATGTAGAAAAACATGGTAAAGTTTTGCACGAATTGTTTGGTGATCAAACTGATCGCGAACTGGCAATAGTTCACGGAGATGTTGATGTTACTGTGAGAGAACAGATACGCAAGAGGGCAGACAAACAAGATAACATGATTATTTTAGCATCTTTCGGCACATATTCAACAGGGGTGAACATACCCTCAATCGAGAATATTATTTTTGCATCGCCGAGCAAATCAAGAATTAGAAATTTACAGTCAATTGGTCGTGGGTTGAGGCTGAAAGATGGAAAGACCACATGCACTTTGTATGATGTTGCTGATGATCTATCGTACAAATCATGGAAAAACCACACATTAAATCATTTCCTAGAGCGTGTTAAACTATACTCTGAAGAGAAGTTTAATGTAAAAATATCGGAAGTAAACCTGTAATGGATTATAGAATATTAGGAAAGAACAATGGGGAAAGTATGTTTTGTATTGTGTTGAAAGAAACGCAAGACGAGATTATGGTAATGTTTCCTATGACAATTGAAAAGCATGTAATACCAATCGGACCAACAACAATCAGAGAAACATACTCTGCATCACAGTTATGTCCTTTCAGTGATGATAAAATCTTTACATTTTACAAACCAGAATTGCTTTACATCAAACCACTAAGTAAAGATGCTATACCATTTTATGTTAATATGATAAATAGACATGAGAGTTTAGAAACGATGAAGCGATATAACATTGAAAGTTTGGTTCAAAGCGATGAGGTCTTAAATCAGATTGAAGATATTAATGACAAAGTAGAAGTAATAAAGCAGTTTCTTTCTGAGCACGAAGAGAGCGAAGAAGAAGAAATCCCTTCTGTCAAGGGAAATAAAACAATGCATTAATATCAAACCCCACATCGTTATTTTACAACACAATGAATTTTATAGCAAATAAATTTGACACTTTTTTAAAAAAATAGTATAATCTTTATATTATAACTAATAACACTGAGGATATTATGGCATCATCTCATTATGTAAATAACGCAGACTTTCTTGCTGCTATAAAAGAATATAGAATATCTGTTGAAGAAGCAGAATCTTCTGGCAAAGAAAAACCCCGTGTTCCTGAATATATTGGGGAATGTCTACTAAAAATCGCCACACATCTATCCTATAAAAGCAATTTTATCAATTACACATATCGTGAAGATATGATAAACGATGGTGTAGAAAATTGTCTCCAGTATATTGGTAATTTTGATCCCAACAAATCAAGCAATCCCTTTGCTTATTTCACACAAATTATTTACTATGCGTTCATTCGAAAAATCCAAAAAGAAAAGAAACAAACGATAGTCAAGAACAGAATAATTATGGACATGTCATTTGATGAATTCGAATTACAGGCACAAGATGAAGATGGTGAATTTACGAATATGATGATAGATTATTTGCGTAATAATAATGATAAAGAGTATACTATACCAAAGAAGAAGACAAAGAAAAAAGCATCTACTTCTTTAGATGATTTTATGGAGGAAAGCGACAATGTATAAAGTTACATTCTATGCCAGTAACAGCACTTCTGAACAATCAGTTTTGTTTAAATGGTTTAAGACAGCTAATGAGGCATTTGACTATTCTAGACAACTTGGGGATCGTGTTATTGAGACAAAACACTATAATGATCTTGAATCCTTCCCACTACCAGATCTAGACATGTCATGAAAGTTGCGATTATTACAGACCAACATTTTGGCGCAAGAAATGATAGTACAGTATTCTTAGATTTTTTTCAAAAATTTTATGATAATGTTTTCTTCCCAACAATAGAACAACACAAGATAACTACTGTTCTTGTTCTTGGTGACACATTTGATAGACGCAAATATGTAAATTTCTATGCTTTGCAAAGAGCAAAAGAAATGTTCTTTGATAAACTAGCAGAGAAAAATATACAGGTACATATGCTTGCTGGTAATCATGACACATATTATAAGAACACGAATGATGTAAATTCTCCTGATCTATTGCTTCGTGAGTATGACAATATTAATGTGATAGATACACCACAAACAATACACCTAGATTATGGCAATACAGCTGCTGATATACTGATGTTACCATGGATATGCGCCGATAACTATAACCAAACAATGACCGAGATACAGAATACAAGCGCAACACTATGTATGGGGCACTTAGAAATTTCTGGATTCGCAATGTACAGAGGAATGGAATCTTATGAAGGATTGGATAAAAAGACATTTGAGAAGTTTGATCTTGTTTTCTCTGGCCATTATCATCATCGCTCAGACGATGGTCATATTTACTATCTGGGAAACCCATATGAACTCACTTGGCAGGACTATAATGATCCCAGAGGATTTCATTTGTTTGATGTTGGCACAAGAAAACTCGAATTTATCCAGAATCCATATCGTATGTTTGAAAGAATCGAATACAATGACAGAGACGGAGAAATCGACATTGATTCCATTAATCTAAGTGATATGTTCGTTAAGCTGGTTGTTGTAAGCAAAACAGACCACACTAAGTTTGACAAATTTACAACAAAGTTGTATAATAAGGGTTGCCATGATATTAAAATTATTGAAGACATGACAGATTTTGAGTCAGGAACAATTGATGAAACAATTAATCTTGAAGATACAATGTCCGTATTAAGCAGTTTTATTGACTCAGTTGAGACGGAAGCAGACAAAGAGAGAATTAAAACAATGATGAAGACGTTATATACTGAGGCGATTAATCAGGAGGTCGTATGATAATTTCTGACAAACAGTATCAGCATTACGAAAAGATCATGCGAAATTTTATACAAGAGCACTGTATAGTTAAAAAAACAATGCCAGGAAAATTGCCTGGAACAACATATACTTGGATGTTTTATCTACGCAATGGTCTTTTTAATGCGGACTTTCTGCAATATGCCAGTGAAATGATGCTCTACAGACTTTATGAAGAGATTGGTAGTTTTAAATTTCAAATATGTGGCGCAGAGACAGCAGGAACACCTCTCGCAGCTTCGTTACCATTAATTGCGAAAATGAATAATATTCAGCTTGGGTCTTTTGTTGTTCGCAAAGAGCAAAAAAAATATGGTTTGATGAATTGGCATGAAGGTATGGTATTTAAAGACATTCCTTATGTTCTTATTGATGATTTGTGTAATTCATCTATGTCATTAAAACATGCTGATGATATATGTAGAAATAAACTAATGATACCATCAACAAATGTTGCTATTGTTCTTGTTAATAAAGTAAACAAAGAAATCCACAGCGAAAAAAGAACAAAAACAGATATGTATCTACCAGAAGATGTAAAAGTTATCTCTTTATTTGATCTTGATTCGTTTGATCTATCTAACCCATCACACTAATGATTATATTCAAATCCATTCTATGGAAAAACTTTTTATCAACAGGTAATTCTGCCAATAAAGTCTGTCTAAACAGAACATCTACCACACTGATCATTGGAAAAAATGGTGAAGGTAAAAGTACAATCTTAGATGCGTTGTGCTTTTCATTATTTGGCAAACCATTTCGTAACATTAACAAACCACAGTTAGTAAACAGTATTAATCAAAAGAACTGTTTGGTAGAGATAGAATTTTCTATTTCTGGATCAGAGTATAAAATCATTCGTGGTATGAAACCCACAGTGTTCGAAATCTATCAGAATGGGCAGTTGATTAATCAAGACGCAGCAGCGAAAGATTATCAAAAGGTGCTCGAACAACAGATTCTTAAACTAAACTACAAAACATTTACGCAAGTTGTTATCCTTGGTAGCGCTTCGTTTGTGCCATTTATGCAGTTACCATCTCATACACGCAGAGAGGTTATTGAGGACATTCTAGATATCCGTGTGTTTAGTATTATGAATAATATATTAAAAGAGAAAATGCAGGAGACAAAAGATGAGATCAACAGCACTGAATCTGCGCTCACAGTGGCACGTGAGAGGGTTGAAAATCAGCAAAAGACCATTAAAATATTGCTCGACAGCAGAAAAGATGCTGTATCAGCGTTACAAGCAAAGATTGGCGATAATGAGGTATCTATCCAAACCACGAATGAAACTATTAATGTTCTCACTCAAGATATTACTGATCTTAAACAGAGCATCGCTGACAGGACAGATATCGTATCGCAGATTGAAAAGGCGAAAACTCTGGCCAATAAGAAAGTTGGTAAAAGCACAGACCTCACGACTACAATAGAGTTCTTTAATCAAAATGAGCATTGCCCTCAGTGTGAACAAGGGATCCCACATGAGCATAAATCGCGAATAATTGATCAAATTCAGCGTGATTTTGAGGAAAATCAGAGGAATATTGAGGACCTTACAGCAGCACTAGGGAAACTAGAGGAAAGACTAGAAAAAATTAATGAAATACAGAATTTAATCTCTGATAAAAATATTGATGTTTCAACTGCGAATCAGACAGTTACAATGTTAAACAAAATGAATCAGGATTTGATGAAAGAGATCAATGATGCGCAAACTGATGATACTAATGTGAATGAGGAAAAGAACAAACTCAAAGATATGGCTAAGGAAGCAATGTCATTACTTGACAGAAAGAACGAGCTGTCTGACAGCAGATATTATCAAGAAATAGCATCTAATCTTCTGCGTGACACTGGTATTAAAACAAAGATTATTCGTGAGTATCTACCAACTATGAATAAACTCATTAACAAATATCTGCAAGCAATGGAGTTCTTTGTTCATTTTGAATTAGATGAAGTGTTTAATGAGGTGATTAAATCAAGATATCGCGATGAGTTTACTTATGCAAGTTTCTCAGAGGGTGAGAAGATGCGTATTGACTTGGCTATTTTATTTACTTGGCGACAGATTGCAAAAATGAAGAACAGTGTCAATACTAATCTGTTAATTCTTGACGAGATATTTGATAGTAGTTTAGATGTGGCAGGTACAGATTATTTTCTGACTCTGATGAATACTTTTGGCGAACATACCAATGTGTTTGTTATTAGTCACAAGGGTGATCAACTATTTGATAAATTCCGTAGTGTAATTAAGTTTGAAAAGCAGAATGATTTCTCAGTAATTGTATGACAGATGAAGAAATATTAAAAGCGTATGAGGAGATGGTTAAAGAGTGGGGAGACAAACTACCAAATCCAGAACATGAACCACGTAGATTTACATATTATGTAAAGTTGTATAGGTATTACAAAGAAATGAAGAAGGGAACATAACTTGAAAATACAAGATCCAGTAATTGAAACCATTTTTCCAACACCAGTCTTACATTCATTTATGAAGCGTGAACCAACAGAAACAGAGTTGGCATTTTTCAATGAGCAAGGTAAAGTAGTAATAAAAAATACTGGTAATTGGACAAGCAAAAATCGTTATATTCTAGATGAACCAGAAATGGTAGAGATCAAAGAGATGTTGATGGAAGCTGTGGATTATTGGTTTAAAACAGTTGTATGTAACAGCAAAGTAGAGCCATATATTACACAGTCTTGGTTAAACTGGACACAGAAAGAAGAAACACATCATCTACATAATCATCCAAATTCTATTGTTTCTGGTGTGCTGTATATTAATGGCGAGGATGATAAATTACATTTCCACAAACAAGAATATGAACAGATTAAAATTCTACCAGATACAGATGAACAATATAATGAGTATAATTGCGAAGTAGCATGGTTTTCAACACCACCTGGAAAAATCCTATTGTTTCCATCTAAAATACAGCATACTGTCGAGAAAAAGGTATCAGACAAATTACGTGTAACTCTTGCGTTTAATGTATTTGTGCGTGGCACAATTGGTAAAGCATCAGCTCTAACTGAATTAAGATTGGGATAACATGACAACACTTATTATCAAAATGATTACTGGTGAAGAAGTAATCGCAGAAACAGAAGCATCTCCGCAAGGATATCTTGAACTAACAAACGCAATGACAATCATCGCACGACCAGATGAATCTGGCAGTGTGCGTATGGGTATGGTTCCGTATGCTCAGTTTGCAACAAGTAAAAAGGTGCGTGTGTATCCACATGCTATCATGGCTGACTATGAGCCAGCGTTAGAAATTCTCAATCAATATAATAGACTATTTGGCACTGGTATTCAAATCGCAACAGCCGACATGATGCCAAAGTAAGTGACCACTAACTTATACCCCTACAACCTGTAGGGTTATTGCTTGACGAAAATTCGTTTTTCCCGTATAATAGACTGTATGAATAGGAAAAAACGAACTGACCGTAACCACCTGATATATCAGCTGACCTGTCTTGACACAGGATCCAGCTACATTGGTGTAACAGTGATGCGTGGACGTGCTCAACAAAAAACCCTTGCCACACGCTGGCAACAGCATCAATATCGTGCTCATCGTCAAGACAAAGACTGGGCACTGTCCGACGCCATTCGTAGCTACGAAAACTGGCATACACAGGTGGTCACTGCAGCCAGCCCTGAATACCCATAAAAAGACCCTACAGCGTGTAGGGTTATCGAATTAATTGCTTGACGAAAATTCGGTTTTACGGTAAACTTATACTATGATGATTAAAAAAGGAAACGAAATGTTAAATGTGAAAATTGGTGATGTGATCCGTGCTTATGACTTTAAACCAATGGTTGGTCGTGACGACTGCTTCGTTGAAGGTGTCGTTGAGCGTGAGACAAATGAGACAGGTTACTCTGCTTTTAAAATTACCGTGACCAAAGATTCTTGGTCTGATGCATCTGACAAGGGTCGTGTTGGTAAAATTGTTTTCGTACCAAAAATTGTTTCGTTCAGCGAATTTCCTGGACGTGTGATTAACTTATCGAGGATTTAATATGAAGGGTTCTATTCGAATGGTTGTTGGTCTGCTGATTGTGTTTGGTGCAGTTGGTGGTCTTGATGTCCCAGAAAATAATGAGTTGCTGTGCACTGGACTGGCGATCGCTGGTTTGCTGATTATGGCAAGTGGTATTAATGCTATGAAGAAAGTTGTTTAATGTTGAAATGTGTTTGTCCTGTTTGTAACGGTAGCGGTCGTGTCTCCGCTGGCGATAATAAGTATAAGTCTGTGATCGCTGGCTACGACAAAGAAACTGATACACTACCCTGCAGAAATTGTGGTGGTCAGTATATGTTTGGTCGTCCGACTGGTGAAGTTCGTGCGAGACCTGACGGTAGTGCATGTACTCACAGCTACACCAGCAAAACTGTTGGTCGCTGTTTGACTGAATATACCTGCGTTCATTGTGGTGATCGCCATCAGATTGACTCAGGAGATTGAGATGTTTGTGACTGTGTTGAAATGGATAGCTACCGCAGTTACTCTTGCTGGTGCTGTGGCTACTGCGCTGATGATTGATCCGCTCAACATCTGGTTGCTAAATGCTGGTGCTCTGTTGTTTTTGATCTGGGGATACCTAATCAAAGAAAAAGCAATGATCGCTGTAAATGCAGGGCTGTTGTTTATATATGTGGTTGGTATTTTGTATAGGAATGTGATATGATGAAAGATGATGAATTGGTAAAAACAGTTGTAAGTAAACTCTACAACAAGTACGGAACCTATGCTCATGCAGCTGGTTACCTAGAATCAACAGTGGCTGGTCTGCTGTCTGGAATTGATGACACTGACAGTGTGCGTCGTCGACTGAACAATATGTTAAGTGAATTGGAGAAAGAAAATGGGTAAAGTGAAGAATGAAATAATTGATGTGATAGATGCACTGGAAAGCACAGGAATGGACTTTGAGAAAGTTGCTAATCAGTTCGGCATGTCACTAACCGAGGTAATTGAAATTGCTCGTGAATATGGTGACTTTGAAAACGATGCCGATCCTGGCGACATGGATGGTGACTTTGATTCAGCAATGGCAAGTGCTGGCTTTGGCACCGATGAAGATTATGGTTACTACGGAGAAGAATGATGAACAATACAATTGAATATCGTGGACAAACATTTGATCGCAGTCATGGTAGTCCCTTTGATCGAGGTTCAGCTGACAGCTGGTATAGTCGACCAGAAGAACCTCACTGGTATCCTGAGGGAAGCTACAATGGTAATCGCATTGATTCCAAAGACATGAGTATAGCTGAGAT